CGCGATCACAAACAAACTTATGGAAATAGCCAACTGCGGCGACCCCCGGTACGAGCTAAAGGCCCTAGAGTTACTAGGCAAACACAGTGATATTGGTGTATTTACTGAGCGTAGTGAGATAACGGTAAACTACAAAGACCCCGAGGACCTAGAGAAAGCAATCAAGGATCGTGTTAAGAGGTTACTCAATGCAACCGTGGTGGAGACTGTACCCCTATCGCAACAGGTAGATAAGACCTTGGGTGTTACGGAGAGTAAGAAGCCCTTAGACGCGCAGTTGGAAATAGATGACATTGAGGATGTAGAGGACGTAGCGGACGAGAGTGAAGATGACGACCAAGACATCTCCCTTTGATAACATCTCGCTAAAAGACATTCCTTCTGTCTTACCACTACTTTCTCAAGCAGAACAAGAAAAACTGCTGGCTGAACTGGCACACCTAGAGAAGTTACAGGGTCGAAAGAAGTCGCAGACTAGGTTTATTGATTTTGTGGGGGCTGTTTGGCCTACGTTTATATCAGGTAGACACCATGCGATTATGGCTTCGGCGTTCGAGAGGGTGGCTAATGGCGAGTGTAAGCGGCTTATTATTAATATGCCTCCTCGTCATACTAAGTCTGAGTTTGCTAGTTATCTTCTCCCTGCTTGGTTTTTGGGGCGGTTCCCCCACAAAAAGATTATTCAAACGTCACATACCGCTGAGCTGGCAGTAGGATTTGGTCGAAAAGTACGTAACTTAGTCGATACAGAGACATATCAGGACATTTTTCCTGAACTTAGCCTACAAAGTGACTCAAAAGCAGCGGGACGCTGGAATACGAGCAAGGGGGGCGACTATTTCGCAATAGGTGTAGGCGGTGCGGTGACTGGTAAAGGTGCGGACCTGTTGATTATTGACGACCCGCACTCGGAACAAGAGGCAGCGCTAGCTGAAATAAACCCGGAAATCTACGATAAGACCTACGAGTGGTACACCTCGGGTCCTCGTCAGCGTCTACAGCCGGGGGGAGCCATCGTTATTGTTATGACGCGGTGGTCTCTGAGAGATTTGACAGCTAGGGTGTTGAAGTCATCGGCCCAGAGGGGCGGCGAAGAGTGGGAGGTTATTGAGTTTCCTGCGATTATGCCCTCGGGCAACCCGCTATGGCCGGAGTTTTGGCCCCCTGCGGAACTTGCAGCGTTAAAAGAAGAACTTCCTAACGCAAAATGGATGGCGCAGTACCAGCAGCAGCCGACTTCAGAGTCATCGGCTATTGTGAAGCGGGAATGGTGGCGCACATGGGAGGAGACAGAACCTCCGCCGGTGAGTTTTATTGTGCAGTCGTGGGATACGGCGTTCGAAAAGACTAATAGATCGGACTATTCGGCGTGTACTACGTGGGGTGTGTTCTACCACCCAGACGACAGCGGCAAAGAACAGCCTAACCTTATACTTTTGAACGCTTTTCGAGATAGAATGGAGTTCCCTACACTTAAGAAGGTAGCTGTAGAGCAGTATGATGCTTGGCAGCCCGATTCTCTGATTATCGAGAAGAAAGCTTCTGGGTCTCCGTTGATTTACGAGATGCGGGCGATGGGAATACCGGTGCAGGAGTTTACCCCCACAAAGGGTAATGACAAGATCACAAGGTTGAATGCGATATCTGACATGTTTGCGTCTGGAATAGTCTGGGCACCGAACAGGTCTTGGGCGGAAGAAGTGATTGATGAGGTCGCTAGCTTCCCAGCGGGAGAGCACGATGACTATGTGGACTCATGCTCACTTGCGTTAGCGCGATTCAGAAAAGGCGGGTTCATACGGCTACCCTCTGACGAACAGGAAGAAGACCCATTGTTTAGAAGGCGGCGCGGCGGGTATTACTAAAGGACAATTAAAATGGCGATTGAGAAAGGTTTGTACCAAACACCTGAGGGTATCGAGGATTTTGAGCAAGATATGACTCAGATGGGTGAGATGAATGGCGCCGACGCCGTGGTGGGTATTGATGTTGTTACCGAAGGCGATCTGCCCGTGATGGTAGAGCTTGAAGACGGCAGCGTTGAGATTAGCTTTGGGGAAGAAGTGGATGAAACCTTAGAGACCGCACCGTTTGATGCGAACTTAGCCGAATACCTCGATGAGGGGCAACTTCGCGAGATTGCCAGTGATTTGGTTGGTTATGTCGAATCTGATATAGCCTCACGCCGGGAATGGGCAGACACCTACGTAAAAGGCTTGGAAGTCGTAGGGTTCAACTACGAGGAGAGGGTAGAGCCTTGGGAAAACGCCTGTGGCGTGTACAGTAACGTGCTGGCTGAAGCCGCTATCCGCTTCCAAGCCGAGGCTATGAGCGAGACTTTCCCTGCCGCCGGTCCTGTTAAGACTAAAATCCTAGGTGAAATCACCAAAGACAAGGAAGCTGCTGCTCTCCGTGTTAAGACGGATATGAACTACGAGCTGACTGAAGTCATGGTGGAGTACCGCCCCGAGCACGAAAGGATGCTGTATAGCCTTGGGTTGGCCGGTTCAGCCTTCAAAAAGGTGTACTTCGACCCGAACATAGGCCGCCAAGTTTCCCTGTATATCCCAGCCGAAGATGTAATTGTCCCCTACGGAGCCTCTAATATTGAGTCCGCAGAGCGCGTTACACACGTGATGCGTAAGACCAAGAACGAGCTGGTCAAACTACAGGCTGCTGGGTTTTACCGAGAGATAGAGCTGGGCGACCCGGTGTCGTTTTTCAGCGATATTGAGGAGGCAAAAGCCGAGCAATCTGGCGTGTCCATTACTTCAGACGACCGCTACGCGGTGCTTGAGGTGCATGTCGACCTGATTATTGACGGTGTCGATGGGGCGGAAGAGGGCGAGCTTAGTATCGCTAAACCCTACGTGGTTACTATTGAGAAGGGCACTGGGGAAGTTTTGGCTATCCGCCGCAACTGGAACCCTGACGACCCTTTGACGCTAAAACGTCAACATTTCGTGCACTATGTGTACGTCCCCGGATTTGGATTCTATGGACTTGGACTCATCCACATTATTGGCGGCTATGCTAAAGCTGGTACTTCTCTCATCCGTCAGCTCGTTGATGCTGGAAGCTTATCTAACCTGCCGGGTGGACTTAAGTCTCGTGGCTTGCGAGTCAAGGGTGACGATACACCCATCGGTCCCGGTGAGTTCCGTGATGTAGATGTGCCGTCCGGCAGCATCCGCGACAATATTATGCCCCTTCCTTACAAGGAGCCGAGTCAGACACTTCTTGCGTTATTGAAGCAGATCACCGAAGAAGGCCGACGTTTGGGGGCGATCTCAGATATGAACATCTCTGACATGAGCGCTAACGCGCCTGTCGGAACAACGCTTGCTCTTCTTGAGCGTACGCTCAAGCCAATGGCTGCTGTGCAGTCCAGAGTACATTATGCGATGAAGCAAGAGTTCAAACTCCTGCGGGCTATCATTGCTGAGTACGCTCCGGAAGAGTACATGTACGTGCCTGACCGTGGTGAACCCCGCGCCCGCCGCGCCGACTACGCCATGGTGGAAGTAATTCCCGTCAGCGACCCCAACAGCAGCACGATGGCCCAGCGTGTGGTCCAGTACCAAACCGTGTTGCAGATGGCGCAGGCTACCCCACAAATCTACGACCTCCCTCAGTTACACCGTCAGATGATCGAGGTCTTGGGCATCAAGAACGCAGACAAGCTCGTACCGACTAAGGAGGATATTAAACCTTCTGACCCGGTGAGCGAGAACATGAACGTCCTAGTAGGTAAGCCTATAAAGGCGTTTATCTATCAAGACCACGACGCGCACATCGCCACGCATCAAGCGTTTATGCAAGACCCGCAGATTGCGGCGTTCATAGGGCAAAGTCCCGCTGCACAGCAGGTGGTGGCTGCGCTTCAGGCGCATATTGCGGAGCATATAGCGTTTAGTTACAGAAGGCAGATAGAAGAAAGATTAGGCGCCCCCTTACCTCAACCTAGCGAAGAAATGCCAGAGTTGGTAGAAGAAAATCTGTCTAGGTTGTTGAGCGAAGCTGCCATAGAACTTGCCAAACAAAAACAAACCCAAGCAGCTCAGCAAGCCGCGCAGCAACAGGCGCAAGACCCAGTTGTCCAGATGCAGCAGCAAGAGTTGCAGCTTAAAGCGGCTGAGCAACAACGCAAAGCCCAGAAAGACCAAGCGGACGCAGCGCTCGACGCCGCTAAGCTACGTCTGGATAAAGAAAAGGCAGATAACACGGCGGCTATTGAGGCTGCGCGCATAGCCGCTCAAACAGAGCAGGCTCAGGCTAAGAATGATCTGGATGAGGCTAAAGCGATACTGGATTTAGCCAAATCTCAGCAAACACAACAGCGAGGCCCACAAGGTGGCTAAAAAGACCCTAGAAGCAGCACAGGCGCTACGCCTGCACAAGGCCAAGAAAGGTACCAGCATCGGTAATGGCGAGATAAAGCT